GTATGTAAAACCGCGCTTGCCGGTGTTTGCTTCCGTCAATTGCGAAAGAGCGGTTGCGTCAATTGAATCACCAACACCGGGCAAATCACCGGCTTGGTTGTGACGCCACAATTGGCCAGCTGGGAAAGAACGGACCTTAGACAGGAAAGCGGACCAATCAAAACCGCGCTGTCCGCTTGTTACTTTAGACCAATGTAACGCAAGCGGACCAGAGTCGGCATAGCAGCCGGATTTCTTGAATGGGCAGGCTTCCGGGCAGGTATCGGCGGCCGACGTTGAAACCGGAATAGGGCCGGTTTTGACGTTTGAAGACTTGAGGGTTAGGTGAACGTTCATTGGATTAGTGGTTAGGAGTGAAACCGGCGGACGTTTCTAGGTACGCTTGGAAGATGACGAAAGCGATGAATAGGGCCGCGATGGCGAGGCGTTTCAGGGTGGGGCGTTTCATGGATTAGATAGCGTTGACGTCACCAAAGCGAGCGGGGGCGGGGGCGAAAACGAGGTTGAGAACCCAAAGTCCTTCGTCTTCGTCGCCTTCGATGCGTTGGTCATCTCCGAAGATAGTGACTCGATTGGGAAAGCTGTCCCAATCCACGTCCATGAAACGGGAACGGAGGAAGGCGATTGCTGCGTCAACGCTTTCGAATGAGATGGGGACGTCAACGGGGAGTCCGGTTGCGACGGAGTCTGCGACGGCGGTGAGGAGGTTCTCTTTCATGGGGCGACTATGGGGGGGGTTACCAAATGACGGTTGATCCGAAACGGTAAGGGTTTGAGGCCAGATACGATGCAACCTCTAAGCTCCAACCATTCGACGCTAATAGGTGGGTTGCAATTTCAGCGGCCTGAAAACGGCTGATTCCATGGCCGGGGGTTGAGACGATTATCTGAACAACACGGTTGAGCTTGGTTGAGCGGCGGAGCTTGCTTTTCATGTGGACACTATGGGCCGAAAGCCTGTCGCTTGCAAGATTTATTTTGATTTATTTTGAGAGAACATGGGCAGGGGTTGAAGTAGACAGCGTCAAGATGGGAAAATTAGGTGCTGTCCTTACCCTCAAACGAAATCAAAATGCGAAATTTAACGATAAAGTGGCATACAAGATGTAGTGGTGTCCTGGTTGAGAGGACACAATAGGTTGTGGTCTTTTTGTTTGCTGACTTGGCATACTTTGTGGGACAAAGTGAGCGTGAACAAAGAAAAGTGGGAGCAGGCAAAGAGTCTTTATCTTGCGGGAATGGAATGGAAAGCAATTGCAAACGATTTGCAACTTTCGCAGGCAACGTTGCAAACGAAAGCAAGTCGTGAGGGAATCACGAAGGTAAAGGCGCAAATGCAAACGGTTTGCATTGAAAAGAAAACCCAATCGTTGGAAGCGTTGTCCGCAATCGTCCGCAGCAAACTGGCGGAAGATGCAGCTGCAACGATTGAACGTGTCAACGGGTACGACCTCGACGGGATTCGTGATGAATCAACACGGGAGCAGATACTCGGTTCCGTTGCCAAGCGTTCCGCGCTTGTGTTTGGATGGAGCGAACAGGGGGAACAAGCGAGTGTGTCCATCAATCTGTTGGGTCAGATGCCGGATAGAATCACGGAGATTCAAGTCACGGGAGAACCGTCCGAGAAGTGAATATAACACACCTTGTGCAACGTAGGGAAACTTATGATCAGCATAAGTTTTGCTTATGACAGAAAAGGATTCTTTTTCCTAGGCTTGGCACACTTTTTGACGTAGAGGGTGGCACCCCCTTTGCGGGTGGGCTTCGTTTACGATACCCCCCTCAAAAATTTTCCACCTTTTTGACCATGATAAACAAAATCAAAATCGGTCAAACTGTATCTTTAACAACCGCTGAGAGGAAGTTGGCCCACTTCATTGCCAAGAATCGCAACGGCAACAATCGTCATTTCAACATTACCAACCTGAAGATCAGCTCAGAGGATTCTGCGACTGTGGATTTGGAGGGTATATGCGGCGAAATAGCGTTCTGCAAGTTGTTCAACGTGTATCCTGATCTGGATACCGACCGCGAGCCTCCGCATCCGCTCTACGACGCGACAATCCCGCCACCGCCAGGATATCGCATCGATGTCAAAACAACCAAGTACGAGACTGGAAAGCTACTAGTCGATGCGCGCAAAGGGCCGAAAACCGATAGCGTTGATTTCTATGTACTGATGACCGGCTCATTCCCAGGTCCGTACACTTACCGTGGCATGATAGCGCGGGAGACGATCATCGCGCCTCATCGGATCGAGACAATTAAGGGTTATCGCTCATACGCCGCCATCCAATCGGAGTTAGTGGCCAACCCTATGGACGACACATTTTAATTGACGCGATAAGCATTTCTATCGCTCCATCCCGCGTAACGACCCTAAGCAAGGCGGAGGCTTGGTCAACCATCGCAAAACTGTCTAAGCGGCAATGACGCTCCGCATCGGAAGCGGTTGGATAATCAGCCACCGTGTGGTGGATGGATAGCCAGCCATAACGCAGATAACGTCGGTTTACATTTTTCATCTCATGTCTTGTCCTAATGTCTTCAACGCCTTTGCGGTGGCTACCGAGTCGCTCGCTCAGGACGTTTATAAACGCGCCTCGTACCGCTCGATGTGGCTCAACATGATTGAGCGCGGCGAGTATCCTCAAGGTACTGGTCTGACCCAGACCTCGTTCACCACCACCTCCATCGAGCCGACTGCGGCTGAGGAGTGGTCGGCCATTACCCTTGCGAGCGGTAACCCCGGCGACAACGGCGGCGCTTGCGATGTCACCTACAATGACGTTCCGGTCGGCTACAATGCCGTCACCTGGAGTCCTGAGCGTTTCGCCCTCAAAGGTCCGCTCCTGTGTAAGGACGATCTGACCTTCGATCATCGCGTCGAGGCGTTCCTCCGTGTGTACTTGGAGAAGCTCTCGATCCGCGCTCAGCGTTCTTGGGAGACTCGCTACCAGAACACCTTCGCCAAGTTCGCCATCAAGGCAGTGGCCGACTCGTCCTTCACTCAGGTTGAGACGATTCCGTCTGGCGTGAATGAGTTCCCCTGGATTCAGACCGGATCGGCTGGTCAGGCGCTCAATCAGTCCACCTCCGAGCTGACTCAGGAGATGCTCGATGTCGCCGCCGCCACGCTGATCCGCAATGGTGCGACTAATCCTGACAGCTCCGGCTTCATTAGCTACAGCAGCGACGGTCCGATCTTCCCGTTGTACATCGGCTTGGAGGCTTCGCAGCGCATCGCTCAGAACAACCCCGCGTTCCGCGAGGATCTGCGTCAGGCTGATATGGGCAGCGGAAGCGGCGCTGAATTGCTCAAGCGCATCGGTGCGAATCGGGTGATTAAGAACTTCCGGCATGTGCCGAATCTGTTCCCGCCCCGGTTTAACTATGCCGGTGGCAAGTACACGCTGGTTCAGCCGTTCACCAGTGCTTCCGGCACCAAGGGTACGGTGTTCAGCGTCAACCCGAGCTGGACGACCGCTCCGTTCGAGGCTGCGTTTATCGTCACCCCGTACGTCTTCAAGTCGCACATCGTGCGTCCTGTGAACCGCGTTGGTGATTTGAGCTGGATGCCGACCAACTACATGGGCGAGTGGCAGTGGGTGACTGGTGCCTACAAGTTCAATACGGACTGCGAAGATCCGCTGGAGAAGAAGGGTCAGCATTACGCTGAGTTCGTGCATGCGAGTGAACCCGTTTTCACGAATCAGGGTATGACGATCATCTTCCGCCGATGCACTGGCGCGTTGACTACCATCATCTGCTCGTAAAAACCTCGTAAATACGCGAGAATCCGCAGGTCGAAAGGCTTGCGGATTTTTTATTTGCCAGATGCCATGCTCATGCTAACTTTTGCGAGTCATGGTAAACGAACCAAAACGTGGTGATGTACGCGAGGATGGGCTTGTCTGCTGGGGTTACACCTGGAAGGACAAGGATGGAAACAAGCGATATCAGTGGCTAACGCCAGAACGATTCGCGGAGAAGATGGCCAACGAGAAGGAGAAGCTGGCCAAGTACAACGCTGAGAACGCGGAGACGATCCGAGTGAAGCAGGCCGAGAAATATCAACTAAATCGAGAATATTACAAAGAAAAGTCACTTAGGTATTACCGAGAAAACAAGGAAGAGGTGTCAAAGAAGCACAGCGAGTATCAGAAAAAAAACGCTGAACACCTGAAGAAAAAGCAGAACGAATACCGCGCCGCCAACCGAGAACGAGCGCGTCGATGGAGCAGAAAATACTCGCAAGCCAATCGTCAGAAACTGAACGACAAACTCCGCGAACGCCGCCGCAAGGACCCACTTATGCGCCTCAAAGACGCCATTCGCGGCTCAGTTCGTGCATATCTCGGAAGCAAGAAAACGCGACGGTCGGCCACGTTCGAGATTGTCGGATGTACGCCTGATTTCTTGCGCTCTCATCTGGAAAAACAATTCAAGCCGGGAATGACCTGGGAGAATTACGGCAGTCATTGGCATGTCGATCATCGCATTCCATTGGCCAGCGGAACGACGCCTGAGGAGGTAATGGGCTTGAGTCATTGGACGAATCTGCAACCGCTTGAGGCGCTAGAAAATATGATGAAGAGCGACAAGCTCCCAACATTGCATTAGCCTTGACAGAGTAGGCCACAAAGTGATGCTCCCCGTATGCCGGTATTTACCATCCCCGAAGGCGTTGAAATCCCCGAGAATCTGAAGGAAGGCGAGGCTTTCCAGACGATGGCGACTATCGTTCTTGGCAAGGGCGGCAAGGCTGAGGTCATCGAGATTGATGGCATGGTCATCCCTGGCTACGAGAAAAAATCCAAAGGCAAGAAGATGGCCGAGCGCGGGGAGGATGAGGAGGAGTACGAGGAGGAGGAGGTTGCGGAGGGCGGCGGCGGGGAGGGTTTCATCGCCGAGGTGATGCGCCGTGGTTCTGGTCCGATGGCCTAAATTGTAAATCGATATGCCAAACATCACATGCGACGAGGCGGAGACGCTGATCAATGAGGC